GGCGTGAAACGGGTGGGAGATGATTATATTGCTCGTATTGCTGCCGAATTTTCCAAACACTTTGATGATAAACAGCACCTAAATCCAGACTACATTGATGGCAAAAGCCCATATATGATTATTGAGAATGTGCCAGATGATGAGATACTTGATAGAATCGGTCGTGGTGCAAACCCTGACTATGACCTCATGAAGCAACGGAAGATTGAAGAAAAGACACAATCGCCAGCACTCGAAACATCATTTATGCTGGAGAAAGTCTTATCGCAGGCTATCAATGAAATAAAGTTAGCAAAGGATCAGACGATTGCCGCGCTTGAATCACAGATAAAAGAGAAGGAAAAGCGCATTAAACTTCTGGAGCAAAAGATTGAAGTGCTCGAAGCTATGCAACACATCAACACAAACGATCCCCTTCAATCTCCATTTCCAGTTGGCGTGGCAGACAACGGCGAAATAACATCTTCTGAATATGTCAACGCACGCACATGATCCTAATAAATATCATAATAAGATACGTCGAAACATGGTCCGTTGTGCTCCATTTGTTTTCCCTCTGGTATCATGGAAGACATCTGTTAACCCCAATTACATACATAAACCCCATGTATCACGCGGCAATCCCAAACGGATCACTTAACAAATGGAGGGGTTTGCCTTTATATGCGAGGCCACCGCCTATATAAAACGGCTTGTGATCCTTGAATCGGAAAACGGGAAAATACGAAATCGGTAGAAATCGGTAGAAATCGGCAAAAATAATGGCCAAATGTTTTCCCACTTCCAAACAAGTGGGAAAACAAGGGGAAAACAAAATAAGAAAAATGATAAAGACAATAATTATATACGATCATAAGAATCGCGGCAGTGATGCGGACGAAAGGCCGCTGGAGGTCAGGATTACCATTGACCGCAAATCATACTATATTAACACGGGAATCAAGGTAAGACGCTCGGAGTGGAAGGCTGGCGTGATTGTCAACCGCCCAAACTCAGAGCATCTCAATACGCGCCTGAATATTATATATAAGAATATAGAGAATGAGGTGAATGCTGCCATCGAAGAAGGCCGCGCTCTCGATGTGGCGGACATCAGACGCAGGGCTTGGATCGCTCAGATGGATGAATCGAGCACAAGCCTACTGGAATGGTTAAGCGAACAGGTGGATATGCTGACTTTTGCCTCCGGCACTCTTCAGCATTACCGCACGATGCTCATGCGGCTTCATGAGTTCGACGGAATCCGTCGGTGGAAAGACCTGACAATCGAGAACATCTACAAGTGGGATGCGTGGCTTCATAAGTTGCCTGACCAGAAAGGCGAAGGAACCATCAGTGACGGTGCCATCTATAATTATCACAAATGCTTAAAGGCACTGCTGAATCGGGCAGTGCTGTTTGACAGGATTAAACAGAACCCGTATGACCGTCTGCGCGGGAAATTCAAGCGCGGTGACAAAGAACGCATCGACTACTTGACAGATGAAGAAATGGCTGCATTTGAGTCGATTCACCCTCTACCTGGTTCCAAGATGGCCAAGGTGCGCGACTTGTTCGTTTTTCAACTCTATACAGGTTTGTCTTATGCCGACACGCAGACATTCGACATTGCCGACTATAAGCAGATTGACGGTGTATGGAAGAACACTGGCGAGCGCATCAAGACTGGTGTGGCCTATACTTCCCAACTGTTGCCGCCTGTGGTAGAGATTCTTCAGCGTTACGACATGAAGGTGCCTCGTATTGATAATTCGGAGTATAATCTTCTGCTGAAAGGTCTTGGCATGGCCTGCGGTATCGAGCGACCTCTGCATTCTCACATGGCGCGTCATACCTTCGCAACCTATATGCTCAGGCATGGTGTTCCGATTGAACACGTCAGCAAGATGCTCGGTCATACCAACATCAAGCAGACACAACGCTACGCTAAGATTGTTGCCGCTGACATCCACGACGACTTCTCGCGCATCGCCAAAGAACTGACAGAAAAGGACAAAGGGAGGTGACGTGTGCCGCTCTCTCCTTAAATATTAACACTATCAAAAAACAAAAAACTATGGAAACAAAACAAATGGGCGATAAGCCTAAACCAGTCAAAATCTTTAAAATGGATCATGTAGTTCAACACTACACCATGAACAGTCATGTTGGTCGATTTGAAGGACATATTGAGTTTTTTAGGGAAAGCATGCACACATCATCTGCGCTTCGAATTTTTCTTGACAGTGGCCAACTTGTTGGTTATGTTCCTGCTGATATGGTTGGTGAAGTGTTGGCTTTTATAGGGTTTAGAGATTCATGCCCTTGCAAGGGAATTATTAATCGGGACTATGACCGATACATTGAGCAGTTCTATTTTTGGGGAGAATGTATGATAACCGACCCAGATGCATAATTTAAAAATACAACTATGAAAAAATTATTATTTTTAGCCCTGGCGGTGGCCCTGTTAATAACCGCCTGCGAACGTGAACATGAAGCCGACAGAGCAGATGCCGAACTGACCATCGAATGGTCGCGTGACTCGATGGAGCACCACACCACGATCCATTTCTGCATCTCGCCATACTCCATGCGTGCCATGACCCGCACCACGCTCTCGGAGCTGTCGCTCACGGACCTGTGGCTGTTCGACTATAAAAATGGCGAACTGCAAACAACGATCCATCAGGTATCGACTGACGATGGCTTCGGTTCTGTGTCGCTCTCTGCCGACTATGGCGTGCATACCTTCTATTTCGTTGCCTCTCGCGGTACCAATCCGACCATCAGCGGGACTATTATCTCATGGGAGAAACCATCCGACACGTTCTGGCAGTCGGTGGCATTGACCGTCGCGCCTGAGACATCGGCCACGCAGTCGGTCAATCTCCAGCGCGTCGTCACCCGACTCCGTATCAGCATCACCGATGAAGTGCCTGCAAACCTGAAGACGCTCATCGTCACGCCTTCCACCTGGTACTATGGCCTTGACTATCTGAATGGTGATGCCACCATCAGCCAATCATTGCCGCGTTCCGTCAATGTGCCAACATCGTATATCGGAACTACTAACCTCAGCACCAGCTTCTACTGCCTTTGCCCTGCCGACGGCTTTGAGACAGACATTATCGTGACGGCACAGGATGGCAGCTCTGCCGAGATTGCCAACATACCGCTGTCGGCTGTGCCTTTCGAGCGCAACCGCGTCACCAGTTATTCAGGGTCACTGTTCTCCACATCGAAGGCTTTGACGGTCTCGGCATCCGACGAATGGGATGATGAGTATAATGCTACTTGGTAATTATGTAGAAGGGGCTTGTAGTCTGATGTTTGCACCTGCATCGTCGTATGGCATGAGCAGGTTGTTCCATGATCCGGCAGATGATCCTGGGGCTGTGCCGCCTCTATGGTAGCATCGCCCGTGGATCATCACCCCACGCAGAGGATGCGTCTGCGCACCCGTTCCGTCATATCGGTTGTCGAGCTGGTATGTCCGCGTGATACTGCTGCCGTTAGCACTCGCGTCTGCACGGCATGGTATTTTTATGGTGTTGTTCTCGGTGGGTGTCTCGCCTTCCGCTGGTATCTTTATCTCAGGCTCCCCTATCTGCTTGTCGTTCCATCCCTTGTCGCTGGCGAATTTGCCGATGATGTCCACACCATACAGCACCACATGGTTGCCATCATCTGAGTTGCCGTAGCCTAACACCCTCCATGTCGTGTATTTGACCGTGACCGACACCCAGTCCTGACCGTAGTCAGATGCGCTCGTAATCTCTATCTTAATCCACTCGCCGCTGGTGATGACAGAAAATGCGTAGTCTGGTTGGTCGGTCGAATACACGCTGTCCATCACGGGCACCTGCGGCATCAGCGTGAACGTGTCGATTTTAGTCTTCGAGAAGAACGGTACTGCCACGTATGTCTTTCCGTCAACGCTGCCGGTGATGTCAGTCAATGGAATATCAACGCTTGGCATGAAGTCATCCTCTCTGATCTTCTTGCTGGTAGTAATCAGCCCTGTGTAGTTCACAACATTGTTCACGATGTCGGCAGGTGTGGCCACTATAACTACGCCAAAATAGCAATCCGCAATACCGTTGATGTTCTTGCCAAAGTCGGCCAACGCAAGCGATGCACCGTTTTCATAACTCACCACGTTAAAACCAACGCTGGCCGTAACCTTTGTGTCTGAGGTGACATGTTGTCCCCCACTCTTGAAGTAAGCACGCTGGTCGGTCATGAAGTTGTTGATGGCTGGACGCGGGTTATCTCGGTAGCCTGCAAAGTCGCCGATTCTGTAGGGAGCTTGGTCGCCACCCGTCGGTGGATCGTATGACCACGGATAAATATACTGATAGCCAAGCGGATGAACACCAACATAGTCCATCAGCAAATCGTTCAGACTGTTGAACAGAGGAATGGCCAGGCCGCACATACCATTATTGGCTTGCCACCAGTATGAGCCGTTTTTCCATTTGTTGTTTGTATAGTTAAACTGAGCCGACGTGTCCGTTTTGTTATACTTCACGGGCTTGAACTTCGCCCACTTCTGTATGTTGGCGTGCTTGCAGAGTGGCTCCACGCTTGTCAGCCTGTTAGCCGTGGCGATGCCAAGTGCATCGTTCACGTCGGGGAACCTCGCTCCTCCTACCTCTGCCGTCACTACATGATTATCGTATGCCATCTGTCTTCTTTTCAAGTTCTGCGATGCGTCGCTCCAGTTCCTCCACCTTGCGGGCGAGGCTCACGGCTGATATAAGTGCTATCGTGGCATAGTCCATCGACAGGTGGCCGTCTTTGTCCTCGGGTGTCAGCTCTGGCACTATCTTCTGCCAATACTGCGCAATGCTTCCGATATGCTCCTGACCGTCGTCGTCTTTCCACCGGAAGACCACAATAGGAGCTTTGGCGATGTCCTCGATGCGGATGCCTACGGGGTGCAGTATATCTTTCAACCGTTCGTCTGAGAGAGCCGTCACGGAGCCTTTTGCGAGGAAGTTCTGTGCATGTACAGTCACGCCGTTTGGCGTACCTTGACCATTGTAAAAATAGATGTCTGTTGTCGGGTTCGTCAGGTTCGATCCGTCGCGCTTGTGCGAGTTGATAAACAGTATGTTGTCCGTCGTGTCGCCGTCGAGCACGTTAAAGTCTCGCCCCGATGATGTTGTCGGATTGGTCACCTTCGTCCACGGAATCGACTTTTTCTCATTTATCCATTTCTCTGTTGCATCGTCATATACTATGATGTCATCATCTTGCGGATCAGTAATAGTCGTGTCTTCCAATCCTTCAAGCGACGGTATTTCTGAACTTCCACCTATACCGTTGAAGATATAGGTTGAAGTCACCTTCCTTGCCTCTTGCCTGGCAATTCTTCTGATTATTTCCTCTGTCAGCTGCATAGTCCTTCTCTGTTAAATATCGCTTGAAAGTGCGCCTTTACCTTTGTATGAGAATGATCCTTGTATCAAATTGCCGCGTGTGGCGGTAATCTTGCATTGCGTCATGATGGCTAATCCTGACATGTATGACGTTGAACTACTCCGAAAGTGAAGCGTATAGGTATTGCCTGGAGATAATAGCGACAAGGCGTTAGTGTCCTGAATCAACAGGAAATTCACCGTGATACTCCATTCTTTTCTCCCTGCGATAAACCTCCGCCACACACCGTCGTCAGGGCTGCTAATCTCTATGGTATCGCAGCCTACCATTATTTCGTTTGATTTCGTTCCGGCAATCGGTGTTGTGTTGCTGCCGATCGAAATATAAATTCTATTTCCGTTTATTGCCATGACTTGTTATGTTTTTAGATTGCTGAACTTCGATGAAGAATGATTGTATAGTCGTCGTTCCAAGGAGTGAACGAAATGGATATGATTCGCCATTGCCAATTTTGAATCCAGAACAGCCACCTGATGAAATATGGGTAACTGTATGCCGCGAGTTGCTTGCATGTAACCGTCAGTTTGGTCTGAGATGCGAACATATATGGATATTGCGTAAAGAGCGACAATGTAGTGTTGTCTATCTGGTTCAGGAAATTGCGCTGACAGTTGAACAGCATATTCACG